CTGTTAATTAAATCAATTTTGTGAATGGTAGTTCACAGATCATTGTAATCAATCTTGCTTCTTTGTTTAACTTGGAATTTCTTCAATGCTTTTATTGAAATGAAATTAATAATTTCAGTATCCTCATCTAAGGTCTCCAAATCTAATATGTTTAACAATCCTCCAAAATTTTCATTGTACACATATAAGAAACAATTCCTCAGACTTTTTAGATATGGTGATGTTTTGAACTTTTCGTTTAAATCGTCGAAATGCATAACATTCAATCTTTCCACATGAAATAATGAATGGACTACCAGGTTCTCAGCACAGTGATGTATTCTATTGTTCAATATTTCTGATGCTGTTTTTGTTTTTTTGTAAACAATTTCTTCTTTATTGAATACACTTGATAGTCCAAGGTCCCAAGTTTCCAGAACGGTCTCATCAACCAATTCTAGATCATAAGAACCAACTTGATCAGGTGGATCAGGATCTATTTTAATTTGTGTCTTCTTTTCTTCCATCAATTGATCCAAAAAATCAAAGGACAAAACATCTTCCTCGGCTTCAACATCAAGAATTTCTTTCACATTATGACTTTCCACATCTTCCTTCTTTTCTATACCCAGATTCAATAGTGCAAATTTACTCATTTTTGGCTTTTCGATTTCCAATTCTTCTATAGAATCAAGACATGTGGATCTCTTTAGATTTTCTAAATGAAAATCAGGAGAGAAAAAACCCAACTTGATTAAGTTTTTGACCAAGACTCCTTTATACAATCTAGGAAAAGAATCATGATAATCTCTGCAAGATGTGAATTGAAAATAATTTTTGACCTTAATTAGCATTTTTCCATTTTCTCTATCGAATAGTATTATCTGATTGTTCCTAATTGAAATGTCACCAGGAAGAAAAGAAATTTTATTCAGTTTTTCATCTATGACTAATCGTAGGTTTCCATTATCACCTTTGACTAAACTCCACTCTATCATTTTATAGTTAGCATCTTTCTGAGAATATTTCTTTTCATTCAATCCTAGCATTCTATATGCCTCTTTGAGCATTAGACTAGTCTTGACAGCATCTATCTTATTAACAACAACATTTTGATTCTCCATGTCAAATTTCATTATATAGCTACCTATCTGTAATTTCACAATTCCATTTCCCACATAGTCATCTCCTACTTTTATTTGTTCTTTCTCATATTTACTAACTATAAAATTAGTTTTATCAGTCAAGAATATCATGTCTTCTGCATATGATGATTTACACAACATCATGAATGCTAATTTTTTCTGTATCACAGTAACAATTGGGTGATTTAGGAAGTTCACATAGTTTCGAAAAGGAATGATTTCTACTATTCTACTTAATGTTTTTTCTCCATTACTAATTGAGATGCAGCACATATTACACACTAGCCTTATTAGTTCAAAGTTAGAGAACCCAGAGGTGCTGAAGCTTTCAGAAAGATCATACACTCCTACTGAATGTTCTACAATATTATTCATGTGCAGATTGAATATTGTTCCCTTAACATCTCTTGAGCTATCCCCATAATTCACTAATTTCATTGGTCTGTAATTTTCTCCAATGATTCTCATGAGAAGAAGGATCAATAGTTGTAGCCCTCTATCTGGGTTCACATCTAAGCATCTTATTGTTTCTTTTATTCCACCAACTTCTGAGTCTTTGAGAAAAGGATAAATCTCCATTAAAGTTCTTGAATCTCTTTCATAACTAGATTTGTAATTCTTCTTTATCCATATATGATGTAAAATTTCATGCAAAGGATGCATGAACATATGATCTGTCTCTTGTAAGACTAGTGTATGGTGTTTCTTAACTTCCAGCAGATTCCTTGCAACAAAATCAGGTGTTGATTCTTTGATCAGTGTTTTAGCTGATTTATATTTCTCTAAATTAGTGTATATAATTCTAGAATCAATAATAGAATCTAATGTTATCATTTCATTGAGAGCTTCTCTATATGTCATTAATTTTTTCTCGACTCCCTGTATAGCAAAACAATTTGATGTTCTACTTGCTGACATTCTCCCATAGAAAAATGCTGGGTTGACATTTCTAGCTGCTTCTGCAGATGAGTTTTGGAAAAGCTTCATAGAAACTTTTAGCTTTACTTCATCATTTGTATTTGCTGACCTTATGATGATCAATGGGTCTATTTTGATTTTTTCAAATATCTCATGTTTGTCATATGGAGACAATTTGCGAAGTGAGGATATTAATCGAGAGGGCCTAATCTTAGCAACAATGTTCCTCACACCTCCCATGATGTCTGTCTTGTTCATGAACTCTGTCATCATTGTTATGTCTTTGAGGTCTGTACAATTGTGGGAATTTTGAAAAACTAATTTTTCTTTGTCTGATAATGATTCCCAATTACTTAGAATTTCCAAGTTGTGAAACTCAGGGCCAAATATTATCATCAAAATCGGATGCCCAATGGGATAAATGCCTAGCTGATATGGACATCTAGCAATGTTTAAGATTTTTTTGGGATCATTGTCAGAATCTGTAGCATAAACATGATGGCAAAAAATTTGATTTAGTTCATGAGATATCTTGAATAGATCTAATTGAGCTCCATTTTCAAAAAAAGCTCGACATACATTGTAAGATTCTTTAACCATTCTCAAAAATGAATCTGTATAAAAAACATCCATTGTTGAAAGAGCAAACTTTATCCTAGTGGGGTGCAAACTAAGGTTTACACCAAAAAGAGAATTAAATTCACTAACTATTGGGGATATAGAACTTTTGGATCTTGAGGTTTCACAGTTGAACAGTCTTTCTGATATCTCTTGACAGTGTAAAAAATCTTTTAATATGTTTTTAGAAACAGCAGAATCATTCGTTCCTGTGTTTAAGCAGGTGTATGAATCATCAGATGAAAGAATATCTTCCCAGAATATCCCTGAATATGACTTCCTCATCATTAATCTTTCAAACAGCTTATCTCTAAATGAGACTAAGCAAAGATGAAGTAGTGAAGATGTGAAATGCAAGATTCCTTGACCCATGTTTGATTCATTATCTGCTAATAAACAGCCATCTTTCAGGAATTTTTCCTTTAATCTTTGAAGGTTATCATCCATGTGATGTTTCATTTTGTTGGAAGGATCTCTAATCCAAGCTCTGATTAATCTTTCCGGTAGGATGATCTTTTTATTAGTGTGATTAATCAATAAACAACATATGAAGTTGAATAAATCAGGAAAAGAATCTTTGTATGGGTAAAATATATACAAAAATTGTATTGGCTGAAATGACGGTCCCCATTTGCTTTTATCAAAGTTTAAGTTAAAGACTTTTCCATTAACATTCTTCAATCTAACTCTTCTCATCATCTCCTGATACTTGTGATTTTTTACATTCCCATGAGTCAACATTTCTCTGGAATCTTTGACACAGATCTCTCTAGAGAATGTCTCCAAAACATTTATTTTTACCCTGTCTTGAATTGACAATATCAAAATTTCTCTAACTCCTCCAATTTGATTCTTTTTAAAAACTTGAAAACATTCCTCTTGTGAATAATATTTGTCCACTACATCAAAAGAACAGAATAGGTTTTCTGACATTAATGAAATGACACCTTGAGCACATCTTCTTCTCCTGTTTTGCTTAGTAGAATTTTTGCCTAAAATATATCCTTCATCATTCTCTTTCACATCATGTCCATCAAAATATAACTCTGAGTCATCAACAAGTTTTGATAACTTCTTGTCTTTTTGAGATGGATGAATTTCTTCATAATACTTTCTGTCTAACATTGAGCTAGATTTGAATGTTGCAAATTCATCCAAGCTTTTATTTATTCTATGGCTTTTTGAAGAAATCATATGAGCAGATTCACCTTGGAAAGTGGAGTTGAATCTTGATATACTCTGTAGCCTTGATCCCAATATAATAGCCAGCCTACTGAATTGATTCCTATGATCATTTTTAATCAGTTCTTCTATGTCTTTCCTCCACTCAGAATTGTGACCAATGTGCAAATTTGTGGTGTTCTTAATCTCGGTTAGGGATGCTTCTCCTTCAAGCATCTTGGTCAATATCTGAAAACTAGCATGTGTAGCACTATCCTGATTTTTGTTGAACAACATGCAGAGATAGATTTCATGTAGGATCTGATCAAAATTAATATCTGGACCAGTAGAAACTATCCTTTTCAATTTCACAATTGCTCCGGAAAACTTGTCATTCAATTTTATAGACGTGTTCATTTCTCTTGCTTTTCCAAATATTAATTTGGATACAATTGATCTGTAGTCTAGTGTTAAATAACTTGTTATCTTTTTGAGTAAGTATAGTTGAAGTGGAGTCCTAATTGGAACTTGGAATCTTTTCAATACTTCAGATCCATAATCAAAGATTGACAATTTATTCATAAATATGTATCTCATGTCTTGTAGCATTTTACTTGTTGATCTTTTATCTTCTAGATAAATCATTATCATTAATCCCAGCATATTGGACTCATCACCCTGAACAGAGACAACATAATTTGATTCATTTATTGTTATATAAGACAGGTATGCCATTAACACTCTATCATAGCATCTTAGATAGTGATCAAGCCTATTGCTATCTGTAGAGAGCCATCTGGAGACCCACACATTATCTCTAGATGTCCATGATTTCCAATGTGAATTATGCTCAAAAAATTTAAGGTTGTGATTTTCTTCCAATGGTACTGCAACTAATTTGAACCAGATGATAGTTCCTTGTTCACCTTGTCTCAACATGGGACCAGAATGGATAATCAAGTACAGACCCTTAATGCCTGTAGGCTTTAACATATGAAATTTGTTGATGCACCTTCTCAAAGAATTAATGTTTAACTCTCGGTAGATCATTTGACACATCCTTAAATAATCTAAACCTGGTCCTCTCCAGTCTTTTGGATGATCTTGAGGATTTTCCACTTTGGAATAGCGCAAACTCAGATGAGTGATCTCTTCCACATCAACTTCAGGATTAATCCAATAATTGCTATTTTTAAGAGCTCTTTTTCTGTGCTCTTCTGAAAATTTAGAAAAATGCTTTCTACCAGGACCATCCATGGATATTCTCATTCTTTCTTCTCTGCTGAAATTACATCTTCTGTAGCATTGGAAATTATTTAATATCTTATATTTGTAGGATTGATCAGAAGTCACTGGCTTTGATCTTTCTGAAATTATTCGACAATATTCATCTGAACTTCGTGACAATAAGGACAATACTGATAATATTTCAGTGTCATCATCAGTAGTGAATCTACTCTGAGTCATGTTCATCTTTATGCCTTCTATATTAGGCAGTGGCAAATAAGACCTAAATTTTAAATTATTAGAAGAATACTCTGGATCATGTATCATGTTGCAAGACATATTTTTATGATATTCCCAAAATGATTTAATATTTGGTTTAGAGTCCTTTGTCAATTTGCTACTCTTGGGATCAAAACACTCCAAACAATGATCAATAAATGAATCTTCAGATGGTATTTCCAAGTTTGAAGATAGAACATCCATTAAATCACTTTCATCTTTAAAGGGTTTATTAGCCGATGATCTATACATTTCCAAAACTTTGAACTGCTCAAATGTCATGGACTTCTTTAAATTATTGAACTGGGAATTGTCTAAGTGCCATTTCATGCCTTCTGAGGTTTGCAGTAAAATCATTAATTTTTTGTTTAATATGTCGAACTCTTCTTGTATAGGAAGAATGTTTTCAATGTACTTTGTTGACTGATCTAATTCTAATGTTATTGGGTCGATTCTAATGTAATCAACAGTAACTGGTTTTCCTGTTAGTCTTTTCAACGTTCTACGTGCAAAGTCATATTTTTTTAATTTGTTTTGGGAAGAGTAACTAGAACTGGATACTGTAATATCAATTATTTTAATTTCTTCTTCATTATTGATTAATATGTCTGGTGTTTGTTTACTTATTAGATTGAAATCATTGTCTTTATAATCAAAGATACTCCCTATCATTTTTTCTCCGAATTCAAGGCCTAGTTTATTGCACACATATTCATGAATTAAATCATGTCTTTTTCTCATTTTCGACTCAATCTCATCCATAAGAGATAGATCAACATTAGGAGTTGTGTCATGATCTAAGTGATCAAGAATTTCCTCTTCAAAATCAGCCATCAAAATTGAGAGATTTCAAATTAAATTTAAATTTATAT